ACGACCTCGAAGGCTTGCACCCTAACCGAGCGGTAACGTGTCTTAAGCGTAGGAGTTATTTCTAACTTAACAACAATTCAAATAAATAAAGCAACAAATATTTTTATTACTTTATCATCCAAATTGCGGCTAAGAGGGAAGTCGAAGAAGGTTTGGATTTCCAAAAGGGAAATCCTTCTTTTCCATCGCCTTCCCATCCTCGCTACGAAGTGCATTAACTTAGCCTCATCCGCATCTCTTTTCACTCGCCGGATCCACGATTTGGTTACCAGAAATGGTTTCCAATTTTCATTCCTTTATTTGAAGGAATGTCATCGTTTGGTCCTGCAAGCGATTGCCGGTTCTCCCGATCTAGTGTACCCTGATAAGGGTATCTTAGTATCGAGAGACAGGTATGGAATTCCTAAAGTCATTCCATTAGGTTTACGGGGTATCCTTTCTAAGGACCCCTCTAATGTAATGGTAATTAGGTTAGTTTTAACACTGATTTCCATCTATCGGGTATTTCCCACAAGGGTTAAGCCGAATCTGGACACTATTATAGGTCCTTTTTCCGGTATTAGCCCGCATCTACCTCAAGAAGAGATAGATAAAGTGGTTCATGCCTTTATAAGAAGGAAAATCGGTTTTGGGCGTTTACGAGGTTTCATTAGTGAATCAGCAGGGCCTAACATGAATGTAGCTACGTGGTCTTGTGGATTTGATGCATTAGCATTTATCTACAATCCTCGTCAACTACTTTATTTCCTTCGGATCGGATTTATCACCCGATCTTACGGATATTCATGCTGGCTTCTTCTGCTTCTAATAATGTTTGGCCCCATCCATTTTGGCTTTTATGCCTTTGGATGGGCTCGCCAGCCAATCCTTGGTAAGCTTTCTGTGGTCTATGATCAAGCTGGAAAAGCCCGTGTCGTAGCAATTACGAACTGGTGGATCCAACTTGCCCTGAAGCCGTTGCATGATTCTATTTTTAGATTCTTGCGTACGGTTCCTCAGGATGGTACGTTTGACCAACCTAAACCTTTAGATTCTATCTTAAAGGTTAAGTCTGGCGACCGTTACTATTCATACGACCTTAGCTCAGCTACGGATCGACTGCCCTTGGCCTTACAGTGTCAAGTTCTCCAATCTCTTGGAGTTCCTGATGCTTTATGGTCGGGACTTTTAGACTTTTATTGGTCTTACCAATCGCGTAAAGTAAAATACGCCGTTGGTCAACCAATGGGAGCCTATAGTTCCTGGGCTATGCTTGCACTGACACATCACGTGTTGGTTCGGGTATCTGCCTTAAGGGCGGGGAAGGACCCTGCCTCATTCTCTGACTACGCGGTACTCGGTGATGATATCGTCATTTCTGATGATGCCACCGCCGAAGAATACCTTCGTTTACTTAGTTACCTTGGTGTCGGGATTTCTCTTCACAAGTCCTTAGTATCTTCTGATACTCTGGAGTTTGCTAAAAGATTAATCCGAACCGATGCTGATTTATCCCCGATCGGACCTGGTTTAATTCTCCAGGCCAATCGTAGAAAATCTGCGGTACCTATGTTTGTTGCAGAATGTGTAAGACTTGGTTTTACCACTACTCCTAACGCTGTGCTAGAATTATTGAGATCTCTTCCAAAAAAATATGGAAGTGAGATCCCAATAACTTTACAGTTATGCTTCGGGTTGACTGGTGCCCTTACTCGCCATGGCCATACTGATCCTTATTCAGGAATAGTATGGTGTGCACATGGTGAATGGACGCCAGACCTCTTACGGTATTCGTTCTTTGAAGGAATTATGTCTATCCTTCTTAGTTCGTACCGAGAAGCAGTTAAGAAATCAGATGAAGAGATCGAGTTCTTCTTCCTTAATTGGTGGAAGAAAGTTCACTCTTCATCCTATACTGTATGGTTTCTAGCGAACCTTCTTATCCTGTTTAGTCCAGCTTTCTGGCTCTACGCTTTAGCTCTGATTAGGGCTAAAGAGGAGTCGGAATCCGCCTTGTCTAGTTTCTTAAAGGAACGGCATAGCGGCGATTGGCAAGATATACTCGCCCTAACCCGTCGTGAACCTCTACTTAATCCAACTTCGTTGGATTGGAGAGATTCGCGTAGTGTTGAAGCGTCATTCATTAAGCTTCGTCGTCTATCTGATATCATTGATAGAACGCGCGAAGAAATGATTGTCTTCCCTGGAGAGGATGGGGTCTATTAATGACCTTTCCCTACAGGCACCGGAGGTTAAAATTAATCATTTGCTAGCCGGTTTGCTAGAGTTGGCGTTCCCACTCTTACTGTAGGAGCCTAGTGAGG